GTGCGGTGTGCAAGGCGATAAGGGAGAAAGCGGCGCGACTGGCCCAGCTGGCAAGGATGGCATTGATGGGAAAGACGGGATCAGTGGATTAGCTGGTAATGATGGAAAGGACGGCATCAACGGCATCAACGGCATTGACGGCAAAGATGGACGCGATGGCGTCAATGGTAAAGACGGTGCCAATGGATTGAACGGCAAAGACGGTGCACCAGGAAAGTTGCAAAAAGTAAAAGTTTGGAAGGAAGGTTCTGTTCATTACGATGGTGAAGTTGTTACACATGATGGAAGTCTCTACCAAGCTTTGAAGGATACGGCGAAGACACCGGGAACAGATGAATGGATCTGTCTCGCCAATCGCGGCTTAGACGGCAAGGATGGCCGTCATGGTGAAGACGGTATCTCTCTGAATATCAGGGAGACGTTTGATCCAAAGGAAACATATGAAGAACTGGACGTTGTGACGCTCGACCAGAAATGGTTTGTTGCCAAACACAATCATCCGGGTATGTGCCCCGGTCCCGGTTGGAAGTCAGGTCCGGGGATTGGCAAGACCGGGAAGCCGGGACCGCAAGGTGAACGCGGATTGAAAGGCGATCCCGGTCCTGCGCCAATTGAGATTGTTGAGTGGGACATCAGAGCTAGTACGTTTGAAGCATTTCCAATTATGAGTAATGGGACGTTAGGCCCACCTCTGTCGCTGCGTGAACTGTTCGCTCAGTTCCAGATGGAGGCTGGCAATGCACTCTAGCATAACAGTCACCAAGCCAGCTCTTGACAAGGCTCTTGTCACTTTGTACGAAGCGAAAGTGACTTTGAAAATCCCGGCTTCAAGCAGTGACAGCGATGAGCTTTTGAAGATGCTAATTTTGCAAGCATCGGATGAAGTTCAAACTCTCTGTAGCCGTGTCTTCCCGAAAGAGGAAGTGATTGAGACTTTCCGTGAGATTGAAAATCCAATCACGCGGCTTGCGCTCTCGCGTTATCCAGTGAGGCCTGAGGACATCGTATCAATTGATGCGGATGGAGCCATTGTTGATTTCGACATCGACCAAGAGTCAGGCATCCTAACAATCTTCAACGGGACGTTCTGGACTGAATCAGTGATTGCGACTTATGCTGGTGGCTACAAGGTCCCGCAGGAAGTGCCGGCCGCATTGCGGCAAGCTACGCTCTTGTTCACGCGTGATGCCTACTATGCGACGCAGCGCGGTGATGCTTCGATCCGGGCAATTGCTCACAAGGAGAGCCGCATCACCTATTTCGATCCGGCCTCGACTTTGAAAGCTCTCTCAAGTGGTGGCGGTGGTTCAGGTGGAACGCCAGCGCAGCGAGCTGCGAAGGATTTGTTACAACGCTATACAAGGTTGACAGCGTGATATGGGCATCGCTGGCTTTTTCGGAGTTGGGCAAATTGCCCAGATGGTTTCTGCTCTTGTAGAGGGCGATGACAATTTACTCGATCAGGTTCTATCGAAGAAGCTGGAGGACCTTGGTGAAGATTTTTTGATGCGACAATTGGCCGGTCCTACTGGTGGCTTGACAGATCGCTTTGTTAAAGGGATTCAATCGGGAGGTGGGAGCGAATTTGATAGAGTGCGACGGGACTGGATGTCTGGTAAAAGTTTTGGATCAAATTCTTCTTCCAAATTTGTAAATAAGCTTTTCACCGTTCTTGATCAGAATGATCAGTCGCGAGAGAATAAGGCTCAGTCAGGTGCGCGGTGGGCGAAGTCAGAATGGGCTAGATCGCGGAGTGATTGGCTTGATCATCATTGGCGCCACGATTGGCGTTCACAACCGCGTGATGCGAAAGGCCGGTGGATACCCGGACGCCTTAAATATATTCCTTATGGTGAACGCTATCAGGGCACGAAGCCGGGACGTAGAACATTGAGGCGTCGCAGGTTGCGGAGACGATCTAAGCGATTGGGCAAGCAAGCAGCGCGAAAATTATTTAAGACGTTGCAGAAAAGGTAGAGTATGCCAGTCAATTGGTCTGAGAGAGTTTACAGCCCTGCGCAAGACTTGTACAGTCGCATGGTAACGGTTACTCCGGTTGCGAGCCAGCCGGCAGCTGCGGCGTATCAAGCACGCGGAATATTTGACATCGAGGCAATCGACGTTGAAGGGCTGGAGAATTCCATCATCTCAGAGACGCGAGTCATTTTGGATATCAGAGACGCGGAGTTTGCCGTGCTTCCAATCCAAGGTGATTTGATCGACGTTCCGACTGACAGTGGCGTTCCGGCTGAAGGGCAATTCGAGGTTATTGATGCTGATCCGAATGGTGGTGGTGAAACAACTTTGACGCTTCGTCATGTTGTACAGGCCAAGCCATGACGTATGTCAGCAGTTATCCTATCATTGTCCGGGACGCGATGCTGGCGCGCATTAAAACAATTCCATATTTCAATACATTCAAGTTTGGTACGAATAAAGCAGAACAGATCCAACCGGAAAAAATTCCATTCTTTGGAGTTTACTTTATCAATGAGGACCTAACGCCAGAAGGCGATCCGAATGCGGGTGAACCTCGCTTTCATTCTTCTGTGCTGTATGGCTTTTCAATTATCGTTCAGAACAATGACGGGGAAGCGGCTGAGAATATTTTGGATACAGCGTGGATGCTGCTTACTGATAGGATGTTCCGCGATCCGAGTTTGTATTTAAATAAGAACGCGATGATACAAGCCTATGTGCGCGGCAATCGCACTCATCAATTCGGTAACGCGGGAGCGGATAATTCTATTCCAGTTGCTGAGTGCCGTTTCACTTTGACTTGCGACCTTGGCGTGATCGACTTTCCGCCAATTGTTGATAATGTTCTTAGTAAGGTTCATTTTGAGACACGCTATCCGGGTGGAACAGATACAACGCAAATTCAGCAGGTGGTTGCTGAGTGGAACCTGCCTACAGAGAGGGAGAAAGAAGATGAAAGTGTTTCCAAAAAATGACGACATCCGCAGGGTGTTGTTTCATCCGACTGCTGGAAAATTTCGTGCGGAAGGTTCGGCAGAATGGCCAGACGATTCATTCACCAATCGTCGTATCAGGGATGGTGATATCACGCCAGAAGGTGGTGGCGATCCTATGATGGTGAAAGAGAAGGACAAACATCCTTCTACTCCGCCACGTAAGATTGCCAACAGGGAATAATCTTCAAACCATAAGGAGGGCAGCATGCCCGTCTCTTTTAATCAGATACCATCCAACTGGCGCATGCCACTGTACTGGGTGGAAATTGATCCAAGCATGGCAGGGCTGGGATTGACTCCCGGACGTTCCCTGCTTGTTGGAATTATGACAGCATCTGGAACCGCAATTCCGGACGTTCCGATTGCTTGTGCGTCGCAAGCTGCTGCTGATGCGATGTTCGGTAAAGGTTCGATGCTTGCGAATATGTTCAAGGCTTTCTTCGCTAACAATTGGGCGAATGAAGTTTGGGGACTGCCGCTGGCAGAACCGTCCGGTGCGGCCGCAACTGGAAGCATTGTTGTGGCTACTGCTCCGACTGCTGCTGGGACGATTGATCTTTACATTGCCGGTCAAAATGTTCCGGTCTATGTTGCGGCAACGGATACGGTTGACATTGTTGCGTCTTCAATCGAGGCGGCAATCAATGCCAATCCTAGCATCCCTGTTTTGGCTACTGTGACTACAGGAACGGTCACAGTCACATCCAAGTACAAAGGTAAGCTTGGTGATGAGATTTTGATGTCAGATAGTTATTACGGAACCGTTGGCGGAGAGCAATTGCCAGCTGGCATCACCCTAACCTATACGCAATTGACTGGTGGCACCGGTGATCCGGTAATGACGAATGCCATCAGTGCCCTCGGTGAAACGGAAATCGACTATGTCTGTATGCCGTTCACTGATTCAACGTCGATGCTGGCGTGGGAGACTGAGTTCGGATTTTCTGATACCGGCAGGTGGGGTTTTATCCGGCAACATTACGGGCATTTGTTTAGCTCTAAGCGTGGTATCTATAGCGACCTTCTCCTGTTCGGAGAGACACGCAATAGTGCACAGATGTCTGTCATGGGGATTGAGGTTGCTAGCCCAACTCCTTCTTACGAATGGGCAGCGGCTTATACGGCGAAGGCTGCGCGTGCTCTTGTCAATGATCCTGCGCGTCCGTTGCAGACCTTATCGCTGGCGAGTTGCTTGCCGGCGCAATCGCATGGTCGCTTCCTCCTTTCCGAGCTGAATGGGCTTTCCTTTGTTGGGATCGCTACTCAGCGCACGCCTGTCGATGTTCCGATGGTCATGCGGGAGAATACGACTTACCAAAAGAACCTCTATGGCAATTCTGACGACGCCTATGAACTGGTGACGACGCTCGCAACCTTGGCGAAGCTCCTACGCAATCAGCGGCAAGCCATCACGAGTAAATTCCCAAGACATAAATTGGCAGACGATGGCACACGGTTCGGAGCTGGCCAGGCAATCGTCACTCCCAAGATTATCAAGGCAGAACTGGTCGCGCAATATCGCGTCGATGAGTTCAATGGGCTAGTCGAGAATGGAAAAGCATTCAAGACAAACTTGATCGTTGAACGCGATCCCAATGACCCAAATCGAGTGAATGTTTTGTATCCGCCAGATTTGGTGAACCAGTTAAGAGTTTTTGCAGTTCTTGCACAGTTTAGACTGCAATATGATCGCGGTGTTGATACCGTAGTCGCGGCTTAATCTCCATCAGAGGAAGGACTGAAACATGGCGCAAAGAATAGCAGGGATTGCCTACCTCAAGGTGGATGGCAATCAATTCCCGTTGCGTGGTAATTTTACCATCACGCCTTCTGTCATCGAGCGTGCAGGGATAGCAGGTCAGGATTATATCCATGGCTACAGTGAGCTTCCCCGCGTCCCTTCAATCGAGGGAGATGTGTCAACCGTTCCGGGACTAGCCATCGAGGATTTCGATGGCATGGTCAATGTAACGGTTACGGCAGAGTTGGCAAACAACTCGACTTACGTTTTGCGCGAGGGCTGGTGTGTATCTGCCCTCGCTATTAATGCCCGTGACGGTATGGTGCGGGTGAAGTGGGAAGGTATCAGTTGTGATGAGATAATGTAATGGCAGATGAAGAAACGAAAGTTGCGGAGAAGATGAACGGGGTGGCCAGTACTGATCTGGTCATCCCGTTAAGCAAGCCGTTGATAGCGCATGGTGATGAAATAAAGGAGCTTCGATTTAGAGAGCCAACGGCTGCTGACATCGAGGCTTGTGGATCGCCAGTCACAATCGACTTTCTAAATCAAGCAGAGCCTAAGATGATATATGAAACGAAGGCTATGTTTGCTATGATGTCTCGTTTGGCAGCGGTCCCTCCTTCGACGATCAAATCCATGCGCACCAAAGATTGGGAGTATGCAGCCTTAGCTCTGGCGCATCGTTTTTTTATACCAGAGATATAGACGATGGCGTTGTGCTTGACTGCTATCGTCTAGCAAAATATTACGGCCGCAATCCGCGTGAATTTTTGGAAATGCCTTTCTCAGAGGTGATGCGTCACATCGAGTGGACAGGGAAGCTTGAGCGAAAGCTGAGGCCAGCGGACGATGCCGACTAATTTTGACAGCGATGCCATGCTCAGCTTCGTATCGGAGCTGACAAAACGGTTTGCTGATTTAAAAAAGGAAATGGCGAATACAGCGGAGCAATCCGGAGCGGGATTGCATAAGACAACGGATGAGACTGAGAGATTTGGTAAGACTGTTGAGAAGCATACTAAAAATATTGCAGGAATGAGAGCTGAGACATCTAGCCTAGTTGATCTGTTAAGAGGACCAGTTGGCATAGCTTCTCTTTTTACTGGCGCTGCCTTGGCTGTAAATAAGTTTGTCCAAGGGGAATTGCAGTTGCGCAATTTCTCTACCGATGTTGGTCTGTCTGCAGCGGCTGTTGCTAAATTGCGAACGCAATTGTCTGCGGCTGGTATTGATAGTAAGACGGCCGATCAGCAGATCAGTGCCCTGACATCGAAGCTCGACAGCATTAAGACGCTTACAACTGCGTCTCCGGTTTATAAAGACATTGCTGCCAACGATCCGATCCTAGCGAAGCAGCTCCTTGATTCTGAGCGTGTTGGAAATCGTTTGGAATCAATCCGGCTGATTACAGAGAAGCTCAACAGGACCGGTGAGCCGCGATCAACTCAATATACTCTTGAACATCTTGGTCTCAACGCATCGACGGGAAAGGCGTTGGGGAAGGATACCAAGGGTTTGGTTATGCCTTGGATTTATGATGAGGCTGAGTTAGAGGAGTACAATAAGAACTGGACAAATTTGACTAACACAATGACGAATGTTTGGGGCGCTGCTATGATGGGTATGGCAGCCACTTCAAATAAGTTGATGGAAGATGCAAATAATAATGCGAAGCAAATTAGAGAGACGTATCAAAAACTGAGAGATGATTTTGAAGGCAAGGGAAAGTCTGACAGTTCAATTTTTGGATCGAAGGGTTTCTTGCCGAGCAAGAAAGAAATTGATGAATTGTTTGGTGGTGGTGAAAAGCCATCTCCATTCTCTGATAGGTTTGGTCAATGGGGCGATGATGAGGGAGAGGATGGTGCTAACCTTCCGAAGCATGCGAAGCCTCGATCATTCTCCCTAGACAGCGTGAAGGATGAATTGGAGCTTGAGAAGGAACAAAATAAAACGCTCCAAGACATTCATGACTTGTTAGATGATAAGATTGGAGGAGCTGGTGCTGCTGGAGCTAGCGCACCGTCCGGTGGCTCGACTGCGAGTGGTAACACTCCCGGCACGCCTAATCGGGTAGCGACAGGAGCTGATGGGCACGTCCCAGAGACAACAAGCGATCCGGCCTATGGTGGTACTCCCGGTGCGCCTACAGGATTGAATCGCGACAAATTCCGCAAGGAGCTAGAAGCGAAGCCTTGGTTGAAAGAAAAGATTTTGGGAATTGCTTCCGGTGAGAATAAGGACCCAACTGCTAACCTAGCAGTCATTGAGAGTATGATGAACCGCGCACAAGATCGCGGGACAAGTCTTGAGCAAGCTGCGAAGCTTGTGCGAGAAGGCAAGGGTGGTTATTACGCTGGCTATGATCCCGGTGGATTACGTAATGCCAAAACGCGAGCAATGATTGAGGCAAATCTTGAGAAGGCTCTTGGTGGTTCTAACGTCAGTGATTACGCAACAGACAATGCGTCCGGAGGATTGGCACAGAGAGATAAGTCAAAACCTGAATTCAGATTTACAAAAGAAATTGCAAAGGAAAGTTTTTTCAGAGGGAATAGAAATACACCTGCTCACAGAGCTTGGCTTGCGAGTATCGAGGAGGAGAAGAAGAAACAAGCTGCAGAAAAGAATAAAGAGAACACTGCTGCCATTGATAAGTCGCTGGTTGCTTCACGCGATCTAGGTGGCGCCAAGATCAAAGTTGATTTCAACGGTTCTGGGAAGGATGGCAAGTCGAGTAGTACGGATGTCCTCGATGAAGGACCATTTAAGAAATTAAGAATTCACCGGTCACCGCAAGCTCCAGCAGCGGGTGGTGGCGTAGCAGACTTTAACCGCTTCGCTTTCGAGTAGGGCAATGGCAACAGCAGATTTTGATAAAGATGCTTTACTGACTTTTGTCAACGAGCTGACAACTCGTGTTGATGAATTAAAGAAGGAGCTTGTGTCGCTAGGAGATCAATCTGGCACCGGTCTGAAAAAAGTATCCACAGAGCTGGATAAGATTAAACAGTCTGTTGATGTCGATACCAAATCAATCATTGCAATTAAAGACCAGAGCAGTGGTTGGGTTAATGTTCTGAGAGGATCAGTTGGCTTAGGCGTTGCCTTCTATTCTGCTGGTAAGGCGATGGAGGGTTTTGCTCAAGGCCAATTACAACTCCGAAATTTTGCGACTGATGTTGGATTGACAGTTACAGCGATTGGTGGTTTAAGGACACAGATGTCTGCAGCCGGGATTGATACCCAGACTGCAAATCAGCAGCTCAGCTCGCTCGCGTCTAAACTGGATAGCATAAAGGTCTATCAAACTGCTTCACCGGTTTACAAGGCGATTGCGGCGAATGATCCAGCCTTGGCCAAGCAGCTCCTCGATGCTGAGAAAATTGGTAACCGGATGAAGTCAATTGACGCGATCCGGGAGCGATGGAACCAACCGAATAATCCGCGATCACGATTGTATCTTGGCCAAGAGCTAGGCGTCAATCAATCGACCATGGAGGCTCTTAATCGAAATCGAACAGGCTTGGTGCAGCCGTGGGAATACAGTCAAGATGAGACGGACAAATATAATAAGGACTGGACAAACTCGATGACCACCCTGCAAAATTATTGGGGTGCGACTTTGATGACAATGGTTGGGCAGACGAATCAATTCATTGAGAATACAAAAAGCGAATTTGGTGGTCTTACAAATTTCTTTGGTAAGTTAAAAGCTGACTTTGAAGGACACGGCGAAGAAGGAAAACAAATTTTTGGACCAAAGGGCATTCTCCCAAACAAGGAGGAGCTTGGTGGTTTGTTTGGATCAAAAGGCTTCCTGCCAGACACAAAAGAGATGAAGGATGCGTGGGAGAGTTTGAAGAAAAATATGTCCATGGAGGCGCACGCTTCGGTCCCGACTGGCGGTGAAACTTTACTTGAGGGTGACACTTCCTTCTCCCAACGGTTTGGAGCTTGGAGCAAAGAGAAACTAGACACGCAAAAAGATTCAAATGAACTGCTGATTGAAATTCGTGATCTGATGAAAGGTAATGCGGGACCAGCTGGTGTTGCGGGTGCTGGGTTTGGAGGAGGAGACGGTTCAGGATCAGGCACGAGTAGTCCCGGTGGCCCCGCGCAACTGAGTGATGAGTCTGGGAAAGCGATTGACGCGGAGACGATGAAGCAAGCAGAAGCGTTAGGTAACAAAGGCGATGTTGCTGGCTTGCAGAAATTGTTTGCGCAAAAGGGATACCGGATGAGTGGCGCGGCTTGCGGCATCGTTGCTAGCAAGTATGTTCGCTCTGCTGGCTTCCAACCTCCGAAGGCTGGCGCCATCGCTACGTCTTGGCACAACTGGGGTGAGAAGCTTGATCCGAATGACATCAATGCTCCCGGTCATCCGTTCGGCAGTATGGTCGGAACGTATTGGCATCGACGTTATGGCGGCAATCAAAATGAGGTTTTGAGTCCCGGTCAAACTGGCGGTCACGTTATGACGCTTGTTCCGGGAACGTATGATCCAAAAACAAATACGGTTGATACAGTCGATCAATATGGTTACAGTCATGGTCGCCGTAAGCTTGGTGATTTGGATTTGCGTTATGCTGGTAAGTCAGCAGTTGAAGCGGCAGAGGCGAGGAGGAGTGGTAAACCAGATCAGCAGGAAGCTCGCGACAAGATTGATAGTTCCTTTCCCGGTATGCGAAAGGATAAAGCAAGAGTGGATGTTGAATTCAATGGCGTACCAAAAGGCGTAAAGACGGAAGCAGAGTTGATGGATCAAGGCGTATTCAATACGTTGAACATTAAGAAATCACAGCAGCAAGCAACACCGAATTAGATATGCCGCCATTACAAATTACAATCAACAAACCGTCTCCACCGGCACCAGCACAGGCAATTGGTCGAGGCGGGTTGAATATTGCTTTGCTGATCGTTGATGGTCGGGAATACAAAGACTGGGAGACTGTTAGTGTCAAGCAAGAGCTGCGCGGAAATCCTCCGCAGTCTGCGCGGTTCACTTGTAGCGAAGGTTCACCGCTTGTAAAGAATTGGACCAGTCAGCAAATTATGCCTGGACAGTCATGTCAAATTTTTCTCTCTGGGCAACTCGCGTTTGATGGTAAGGTAATATCGCGGCAAGTCTTTGTTGATGCAAAACGTCACCATATCGAAATCCAATGCGCTAATCTTTTGGAGCTTTCAACAGCAAGTGTTATTAGCAAGACAGGAGAGTTCAAGAACCAAGAGCCAGAGCAAGTTATTCGTTCTGTCTTGAAGGGTGTTGGTAAGAACCTTGTTGTGCTAGGTGGGCAGCTTCCAAAGATCAAGATACCTCGTTTGTCGGTTACTCCTGGTGAATCAATTATTGACTTCATTGATACGTTGACGCGTCATCTAAGCCAAGAGAGTAATATTACAATCTCTCACTCTGCTACTCCGCAAGGTGACTTTGCCATCGTCGTTGGCAAGACCGGAGGGAGTGATTCTATTGTTGAAGGCCAGAATATGCTAGAAGGCCGGGAGATGA